TTGCTGATGTTGACCTGTTCCACCTTTTTCTCCGTAGCTGTTTCATTTTTACGATTGAAAGAACAGGTTCTGATTAAGGAGTTCTCCCTTGTTCAGCTTTGATCCTTTCATTGAAAAGGCTTTTGAAAAAATCAAGGACGCAGGACTTGCTCCGGTTTACCTTGAACAGCTAAATTTGCTGCGCAGCCATCTCGCATTCATATCGGAACGACTGGCCACTATGGAGAAAGACGCGGCAAAAGCCGAGAACATGTTGGAAGCGCAGGCTGAAGAATTGCAATACCTGCGCTCCCGGCTTTCGAAGTATGATGGGAAAGCGAAGCTGGTTGAAATTGGCCCGTGTTTCGTTAAGGAAACTCCCGATGGCAAGTCTCTTGAAGGAGTCTATTGCCCCAACTGCCAAATGCCTATGGACAAAGGACAGTATGGCACGGGCTATAACTATTATTATCAATGTATGAAATGTAATCTCAGACTTCCTTGTGAGCTTGTCGAGCCATCACTGACTGCTTACAAAAACTCTGCGAAAGAGAGATGTTGAGACCGGAAAGTGTTCTGGCAAAATGCTTGCTTGCTCTGCGACAACCAAGATAAAAGCCAAATATGCAAAAGATGATTGCCACAGTCGCAAAGGTCAAAGTCAACAGGAAATAAGTCATTTTTGCCTCCGTGTTGGGTTTTGCTGTTTACTTTATAGACCGAAAAAAATTCTGCCTGGAAAAGGCGCGAACCTCGCAAACTATTTTTCGGGAAGTTCAGACCGATTCCGTCACGATACCTGAGAATGGAGAAAGGGCAGGAGGCGTGCCAGCCGGGTTCGTCCTTTTGCATAATGATACGCATTGTTCCTCCTAATGCGGGCAGCTTCCCCCGCTCCGGCTCCCGGCGTGGGCGTTGCCGGAGATGGTGGCGTTTCCCGATACGGACAGGTTGCCCTCAATGGTCAGATTCCCGATCTGGCGGCGGCTGCCGGTTTCGGTTGATTCACCGGCCCCACCGCCGTAGCCGGTGGACGTTTTATTGCCCAGTTCATTAATCTGCGGAGCCTTGATGGTCAGGCTGCCCGCCGCTTCCACGGTCGCGTTTCCTCCGGCCTTGATGCTGGCATTGCCGCCGATTTCCACGGTCCAGTTTTTGGGCGAAACGGTCAGAAAGGAGCCGTCTTTCTCGATTTTCAGGCTCACCCCCGGCGTCTGCTGGATGACAAGCTCGTTCAGGCCGCACTCCGGCGCGACATTGCCCTGCCAGCGAAAGTTGCTGATGCGCGGATAGTTGGGGTCGCCGTCATAATAGGAAAGGTCGCACAGCGTCCCCGCCGCCGGAGGGCAGACAATGCCCCGCTGCGGCCCGCCCCACATGATAGGGATTTCCACGCGGGGGATGAGCGGCTCTTTGGGGTCGTCTGTCTCATCGTTCCGGAGCGGCTGCACATCGGCGTAATATTTGCCGTCGCTGGCGTAGGCGTTGACCACGCGGGCCTTGCGCGTCATGCGGTAGTAATGCCGAAAGTCGGGCATGGCCAGCTCTATGGCCTTGCGGAGAACGTCAAGGATATTGGTATCAGCCATCGCTATCCCCATCCCTCGTCCTTGCCATACCCAATCATCGTCTTGTTGCCGCCGGAACCAAGCTCGTGGTACACACTCTGCGCCATGACCAGAGCGGAGAATCCCCGCCGGGCGTCGCGGATGCGCACCATGCGGCTTGCCGTCAGCCCCGGCAGGAGTGTTGCCCACACATGGCTCATGCCCGCCGGATCGGGGCTGTGCGTGAGCAGGTTGTCCGCGCTCTGGACGACATACACGTCGCCCGGCTCGGCCCCGTCCGACCAATACAGGCCGGAAGTTCCGAGCCAGACGGCATGGCGGGAAAGGTCATGCCCGAAGCTCCGCTCCAGCGTGACGGCAAGCTGCTTGATTGCCCGTGCCACGGTACAGCCGGAAAACACGATGTGCGGCAGGGTGGCGGCGGGAATATCAAGCCCAGCCACAGCCAGCCCTGTGGACGACAGCAGGCGCGAGGCCACGGCACGGGAACTTTCACCGTGCATGGCAAGCGTGACGGTGGTATCCAGCAGAGCCTTTTCCAGCCCCAGCGCCGTGACGCGCACCACATCCGGCCCGGCCTGTTCAATCTCCCTGACCGTGCCGCTCCATTCCTGCCATGTGCCGCCCTCACCGCGATGGCCGAACCGCACGCGCACGGTCTGCGCCACAGCCAGTCCTGCCCGAATGCTCCCGTTCGGATCGGGCAGGTCGATCTCCGCGCGGGAAACCACGGCCCGCCGCCGGAAGGAGAGTGTCAGGCGCGGAGAGCGCAGCACCTCAAACGGCCCGACATTGCAGCGTATATTGATGCCTTCGATCATGCCTTGCCTCCCTGTTCATAGCCCGCCGCATCGACAAACAGCGCATCTTCCTGCGTGGGCTGCTCCTTCGCGGCCTTTTCCGCCGCTGCTTCCGCCAGTTCCCCCGGCGTGGGGCTTTTGGCCTGCGCCTGCTCGGTACGCACGATGGGCGGGTTATGCTCGGAAAAGCCGAGTGAAACCGTAATCTCGTCCGTGCGATCCGTCTCGCTGGAATCGAAACGCGAGAATACCACCTGCCGGACGCCCCGCGCCAGCAGATGCCGGTTGGTGACGGCCATGACCCTGGGGTTGGCCTTGTCATCCGGCGCGCTGAACATCCCGGCCAGAGTTTGCAGCTTGTCGTAACAGGAAGAGTCCTCATCGTTGGTGAGGATGAGCGAGAAGGTGATATCGCAGTCTTCCCATCCCTGCGGGGTTTTCTTCTTGCCGCTGCCGCCGTCCACTCCCTGTTCGTCGAACCGGACTTTGCCGGATACCCGCAGATTCTGAAGGATACCCGGCACAAGCTCGTTATCCAGCCGGACTTCCCCGTGTTCAAAGGTTAACACTTCCATAGTTATGCTCCCATTTCCGCCACAAGCCCTTGCAGGGACGAAAGAAAGGTATCCTTGTCCGTGACGCCCGGCAGGGAAAGTTCGTTGATGGTGATACTGATGGTGGTATTTCCCCCGGAAGCTCCGCCCGCTCCTGTTGCGCGGGACCGCTCCCCGCCAGCCTCCCGCGCGGGCAGGCTTGGCTCCGGGATGGGGATCATGGCGGGAGCGGCGAGTCCCGGCATTGCCGGTTCGGGCATGGCAGGAACCGTGGGCGTCCGCAGGCCGCGCCACCATGCGCTGATGGCGTCGCCCACGCCGCCGAGTCCGGACGCCACCGCCTGACGCAGCGAGGGCATGCCCTGCGTCACGCCTTCGCTGATGGTGCCGGGAATGCGGCTGCCGGAGAGCGTGAGCTGCGAAAGCGGCCCGACATGAGCATCCGAAAACGGCAGATATTCCCGCACCTTTGCGAATACATCCGCAACGGAATCCACCACGGACGACGCCATGCTTTTGATACCCTCAATGAGGGTGGAAAGCAGTTTTGCGCCGCTTTCAAACAGGTTGATGCTGTCAAAGAACTCGACAACGCCCGCCCACGCCTCGCGTATGGCGTCGCCCACGCCGAACAGATCACCGAAGCGGGCGAACAGCTCCCCGATGCCCACAAATATCGAACGCAGATATTCGGCGGCGGAGCCGACATCCCCGGTGAACAGGGAGGCAAGAAAACCAAAAACATTGGAGAGGATTTCCACGCCGCTGGCCACAGTGCCGAGAACCCACGCAAAGCCCTCCAGCGCATAGGTAACCGCGCCGCCCAGAAGTTCTCCGAAGCCGCGGACGCTTTCGGCGGAACTGGATACCTCGCCGCCGAACACATGCGAAAACAGGTTGCCGATGGTGGCAAGGATATTGGAAAAGGCCCGGCCCACCGGGGCGAACGCCTCGGCAAGCGGCGAAAAGTCCAGGGCATCCCACAGCCCGGCAAAAAACTCCCTGATGCGGTAGACGATGCGGGCCACGGTGGTCACCAGTCCCGCCAGCCCGGCGGCCTTGATATCCGTGGCCAGTTCGCCCCGGATCGCGCCGATGCCGTCGCTCATGGATGAAAAAGCCGCCAGCACGCCACGGACAACAAGCGTGATGTTTTTCCACCAGCGGTTCAGGGTGTCGGCCATGCCGCCGAAGTTCTTTTTATAGGCAAGGTACAGCGCGGCGACGGCGGCGATGACCGCCCATACGGGCCAGCCGAGGCCGAGCAGCAGGGTCTTGATCGGTGCAAGCGTACCGGAAACAAGCGGCCCGACCTTCGCAAGCCCCCACATGGCCCCGGAAAAGGCAGTCACGGCAATGACGCCCGCCGCCAGCGCGCCCGCAGCGCCGACCAGCCACTGGCCGAACGGCGTTTCCACCACGGCCCTGATGCCGTCCGTCAGTGTGCCGAGGGCGTCCGCGCCCCACGCGATGTACGGCAGGAAGACGTTGCCTATGGATATGCCGAGGTTGGTGAGCTTGTTGCGGAGCAGGATGAGCGCGTTTTCCGTGGTTTTTGCGCGGACGTTGAACTCGTTCTGCATACTCCCGGCGTACTTTGCCGAATCCCCCACCAGATCAAAGGCCTGCGCGAGGTTGCCCATGTTCTGCAAAAGCGGCGCGATGGCCCCGAGACTCTCCTGTCCGAACATTTCCGTGAGCAGGGACATTTGCAGCTCTTTCGGCTTGTCCGCTATGGCCTGCAACACCCTGAAAATCGTGCCCTGCGCGTCCGTCTGCATGTCCCTTGCCATCTGCGTGGCGGACATGCCTATGGAGGCAAAGGCGGCGGCCTGATCCCTGGACATGGCCGCACCCTTGACCAGTGTAGTAGTAAAGCTCTTGAGCGCCGTGGCCGCGATTTCCGGGCTTGCCCCGGCGGAAAGGAAGGCCGCGCCGAGCGCCGCCACCTGCTTTTCCCCAAGGCCGCTGACCATAGCCACCGCGCCCACGCGCTGGATGACTTCGCCCAGCGCCGGGGCGGTGGCGTTCATGTTGTTGGAAAGGTGGTTGACGGCATCGGCCAGCGAGTAGACCTGCGGCAGGGTCAGATTCATGCCCGCGCGCCAGTCGGACATCATCTTGCCCGCCTCAGCGCCGCTCAAATCAAAAGCGACGCCCATTTTCGCGGCCTGCTCCGCAAATTCGGTCAAATCCTGTTTCGCCACGCCCGATTGCCCGGCGGCGGCGATAATGGCGGCAATGCCGTCGGCGGCCATCGGGATGCGTCCGGCCATGTCCCGGATCGTATCCCCCATCGCTTCCATTTCCACCTGTGACTCGAAATTGACGACCTTGCCCACATCCGCCATTGCGGACTCAAAGGCGATGGCCTGCGACGAGGCCAATCCCAGTGCGCCCAGCAAGGCTCCCGCGCCCAGCGCCAGCTTGCCCATGGATGCGGTGAGCAGGCCGAACCTCTGGCCGAGTGTGGCCGTGGAAGCGTCCACGTTTTTCATGGCGGCCTGTATCTGACGCATGGGGCCGGATACCAGATCCACAAGGGCGCAGGTGGCGAAGACGCTGAATACTTCCATGTCCGTTCTCTGATGATGGAGATTGTGGTGGGGGGGGGGGGGGGGGGGGGGGGGGGGGGGGGGGGGGGGGGGGGGGGGGGGGGGGGGGGGGG